TGTACACTTTTTTAGATGTTTCAGGATATCGTACGAAGCCCGACTATAAGATGTTACAGTCAACATCTCTAAGAAAACGTAATCAACCTGATTATATTCGGTCAAGTGATAGAAGTGGTCAATGGCGCAGTTTTGCTACGGACGTAGGTTCAACGGTACCACAATTGAATGGGTGGTTCTTAAATGCGCGTATTCAGAGCACCTATATCTATTTAACAGAAGATGAACGACATGTATTTGCGGGGACACCACTGTCCTATATGTTTTCACAAGTGACAAATTATCCCTTTTCTGGTCTTTTTACACGACGTATTCTAGATTTAGAAACACATAATCCAATTACACGACTCCTCTTTGTAGCACGACGTAGTGATAGTCTTTTATACAGAAATGATTTTGGTAATCTTACCAATTGGTGGAATTTTCCGAATGCGCCATATGTTCCGACGCCGAATTTGAGTGCAGTCAATACGAGCGCATTTTCAAGCGGTCTTTTTATTCCACAGGGGCAAATGGTTATTTTGAGGTCTCTTCGTATTTTGTGCGACGGCAACGAAATACAGGAGGAAAAACCGATTGATTATTTTACAAAGATAACACCGTGGAAGAGTTTGAATGGAAAACCACTGCGACTTGTACCGGTTTACAATTTTGCCTTGAGTTCACCCAGCACGCAGCCGTGTGGAAGTGTCAATGCGAGTCGTATTCGGAATTTCCAGGTGGAAGTTGATGTGTATCCTCTGCCGGTCAATACAAATTATGTATATGACTTGAACATCTATGTGGAGAACATCAACTTTTTGGTTATTGAGGGTGGCATGGGTGGTCTTAAGTACGCGCTTTAGACTCGTGCTGATTTTAAATGAGCATAATAGGATGATAGTTTATATAACTGGTGCTTCCGGTTCAGGAAAAACAACACTTTTAAAGAGTTTATCAGTTAAACGTTATGATTTAGATGATATTTACGAAAATAATTGGAAAAAACATAAAAGGATTGATACCGTTCAAAAAGGTGTAATAAAAGACATTAGTATATTATTATCTCAGCATAAAAATATTGTATTTGTTGGACTTCAGGGAAAGGATAATTTACCATTTACACCTGATGTAACATATATACTTATAAGAAAAGATTATGAACAATATTACAGGGATAAACTAGTGAGAGATTTGAATTTATTATGTAAATATAAAAATGAATTTGAAGAGGTATTAAAAAAAAAGCCTTTTGATGAATTTAGACTCCATTTTTGGTCAAATGATATAGTTAATATGAAATCGTTCGATGAATTCAAAAAATATCTAGATAAAATGAATAATAGCCTTAAAAAGGATTTTCCTACTGCAGAAATTCTAACGGCATCTGAAATAATAAAAAAAATAAAAACGCTCTTTTAAAATCCGCACGGGTCTGAAGTATGAGCTATAAAAAAATAACTTTGTAGTCTCCATCGCCTAAAAACCAATAGTTGTAGGGCGACTTTCTATTTTTCGTCATATACTCGTAGACTTTGGGTATATTCCATTTACAGCATTTTTCAGGAACGTTGATCCATTTTATCTTACAGCGCCCCTCTTCATTTTCATACCTTGGTTCTTTCTTACAGCTAGTTATTTCAATGGTAAATACATCGTTCTTTGCGTCGAATGTAGGAAATTGACCACTAAGTTCCTTGATTCGTATACGTCGCACTCTTGTTTTTTGTTTGCGGGTTAAATTAATCATCTTTTTATTTTTATTTGTTTTCGTCAGTTTACGAAAAAATGTAACTATACCCATCTACTTATCACCTGTTTTATCTTTGAGCTTGACTTCCATAAATCCACTCTTCTTATTCGGATTCAAGGTGGCATATTCAGGAAACTCTTTGACCAAATAGCGCGCAGATTTCTCTACACGCTCTTTAGTTCGCTCCTCCTGCATGCCGCCAGGCTCTTTATAATAGGACGATTTCGCGGACACATTGTTCAGGCGAACAACCGCGCCGTCAGCCTTGTAGTATAAAATACTGCGTAAATAATCTTCCTTGTCATCGAGTGTTATCTTGATCTCCTTTGTCCCAGGATTTATACAGCCCCAGAAACTTCCGATAATGTATTTGAGGTCTGTGCTGACAGCCGCCTTCATAAAAAATCCATTCGGAACTGCATAGACACCCCAGAGACGCGCACCGGCTTTCGCGCACTCCGCAAATCCTCGCCGTATTACCTCCTTCAAGGACACAAGCTCTTTCTCATGACGTTTCACGCGCTCGTCAAATTCAAGAAAACCTTTAATATCATCGTCGATATTCACGATTTTCTTACCCTTCGGGAAATAGTCGCTTATGAAATTGCGAATAGCACCCATACCGACGATACCAACGATGAGTTTACCATAGCTTCCTGCTACCAATGTATCCCGGTAAAGATCAGCCTGTTCCTTATTGGCGACAAAGACATGAATTTTAGAAGCAGGAATTCCATAGTTTTTTAGGACAGTCAGGGTTTTATCTCTGAGTGTTTCGGGGCGTTTATACGATGGAATCGCAACGATCCAATCATCCTTTTGTTTTCTGGTTGCCTTCGCCATATCTACAAAGTATATTTATTTTTAGTAAATAGGTATAAATGAGTTTAACAGATGCTTTATATTCAGCAACATACAATCCAGCTGCTGAACAAGCGAAAGCAAAACAACAGGTAGCGAACGACGGAACAAAGTCTACACTGAAAGATCAGATTGATAAAGTCAAAGCATATCGAATCACAGTTGGTACATTAACCACCAAGGCAAATACAAAATTAGATACAATCATAAGTAAAGCACAGGCAGTTTATGATAGTTCATCCTCAGTTGCCGCGACATATCGTTCAGCACAGGATACAGTTTATTCTGCTGCTAATGACGTATTTAAACAGCAACAGTATTACAGAATTTTAAAGAGTTTTAATGACTTATTTCCAAAACAGATTAAAGTCTGGAAGGGAGATAAATTAATTGAGGATACTGATATACCGAAGCTTACAGCATATCTCAAAGGATTGGCTCCCTTTATTGCGGGAGCAGATGATAAATCAGCTGATGAAATACAGGCGAAGATATTCGTTGTAAAACAAGACTTAACAACTATGTTAAATAAAACAAAAGTAGCAAATGTATCAATTGAACTTGATGAGCCAACATTAGACGACAAATTAAAGGCGCAGGGTGCAGTCGCCGATCAGACCTTCGACTCAGGAAAGCTCTTTTTTGATGTATGGGACAATACAACAACATTTGTATCCTATTTTTTCTATATTACACTCGGTCTCTTGGGGGGAATGCTCGCCGCCAATGATGCAATTGGACGTGAACCTAAATATCGCGTTCTGTTTTTCATCTATGGGTTTTTTTTCTGCCCGTTTGTCCTCGTCTACTATTTGATACGCGTCGGTCTGGGGACAGCGCCGAAACTCTACACGATGCTTCCGATTACACAGACCAAAGCAGAGACATCACTTGGTTCTTTCTTTCTCTTTCCTTTCTATTTTCAGGAGGATCTGCCGGCGCGGAAAAAGATGGTTGATTTCTTGACGGAGTGCGCGACACTTGTTGGAAAGACATTTGATCCGAGTACGTTGCCGCCGCTTCCTGAAGCAACCACATCGCTTGCACATAATATTGGCGCTGCCATGCGCGCTTCGCTACCGAATTTGAGCACAATACGTGTTCATAAGGGCGACTTCTTTCCAAGTGTAAAAAGTGTACAATTAGAAAGTCACGTAGCTCACTCTGATCTCTAGAATAAAATTGAATATATAAGGTAAGAATACAATGAGTACTGATATGGACATAGAACCATGTATGTTCTGTCTTGAAGTAATTAAAAATGACGATGAAGTCATTACATTAATATTAAATCAATATGAAAACGGTACATGTAATTGTAGAATTTATACACATGTGAGTTGTTGGATGTCATATATTTTACATAAGGGTTACGCGGAATGTCCCTTATGTCATACAGTTGTACATGTGCCATATACTCCTCCTGTTATTCAAAGCCAAGAAATACATGTGATTCATAATAATCAAGTGTATCAGTATAGAATTCCATCGACATCTACAAGACATCAACTTGTCATACCAAGTAGCAGTGGTAATGATGCTATAGTACAGGCTACTTGTAACAACTCAAAAAAGGTTGGTTGTTTAGTATCATTTACACTTGTATTAATGATTATATTCTACTTTACACGAGTCTAATAAGCACCTTCAAATAATTGACGCATCTCGTCATTTGCAATGAAATTATCTAGTTTTAGTTGCGTTTTCTTAAGTAAACCTAGAGTTCCTTTATCTCGTCCCTGAATCGCATTGAACGTATTTGTTGAATGAATAATATGAAGAATTGTATTTTTGCTATAAAGTTGAACCATATCCTCAGTGAAATCGTTTAGAAATGCGCGTTCAACAGCACACGGCTCATTATCATCGTACTTTCCAGCATAGGACGAACGAAATGCAATTGTACAATTGAGCGCATGATTATCATTGTAAGGACCCGCACAGTAAATCTCATCTGTATCAGTGTAATACATATAAGTTTTACTACAGCCAGCAAGATCTATGTCTGGATTTTCCTCTAAAGCGCGCACGGCAATAAGTACACGTTCAGGTGGATAATAATCATCATCGTCCATGACCACGACAATGTTGCCTCTCGCTCTCTCTTTCGCAATATTCAACTTTGCACCCATCAAGAGACCACGCTTATAAGGTAGATATACAATATTGGGTAGACCAGAAGACATTAATAAGTCAGCTACCTTTTGACTAGCATCACTGTCATCCACGATGACCCATTCCATTTGATCCACAGGATAGAGCTGTGCCCTGTACATTTCGATAAGTCTCGGTATAAATCTTCGCCGATTACAGGTTATTGTAATCACAGATACATTGATCATTTCATTACTGCGACTAAAAGCAGCAACCTTGTCAAATTTTTAACCTGGTCTAAAAATACCCGCCTATATAAACCTAGAGATGGTGAAGCCGCTAAAAAAACAGCAAGAAAATAGTGATCAACCCTTCGTATCAGTAATCACACCGACATATAACAGGCGCAGATTCATTCCTCATCTCATTCAGTGTTATAAGCAGCAAACGTATCCTCTTGATCGAATGGAGTGGATTATTCTTGACGATGGTCAAGAGAAAGTCAAGGATTTTTTTGACACCGCCGCCAAATACATACCAAATATTCGCTACATTTCATCGGATGAAAAGAAAACAATCGGCGCGAAGCGCAATTTATTAAATAAGCTTGCTCTAGGAGATATCATTGTTGCGATGGACGACGATGATTATTATGCTGTTGAACGCGTAGAAGCTGCTGTAAAAGCTTTCAAGAAGAATCCGCAAGTTGAGCTCGCTGGATCCACGATAATCTACATGTATTACACCGATATCAAGACAATCTACAAGCTTGGTCCATACAATCCTAACCACGCCACAAATGGAACGATGGCGTGGAGATCTTCTTACGCAAAGACGCATACATACGATGAGAATGTTCTTTTTGCAGAGGAAAAATCTTTTTTAGAGGACTACAAACATCCGATGATTCAACTGGATCCATTCAAAGTCATGCTTGTTATGAGTCACTCAGAGAATACCTTCGATAAGAAAAAACTCAGGGAACAGGAAGAGCAAATGCGTCTTGCTGGAAAAGAGAACCCCGTTGTCCACAAGACAACCCTACACATAGAGAATTTTATCAAAGATAAAACGTTGCGTGATTTTTTTACAGATGCCTAAAGTTATAAAGAAGTGGAGAGAAATAGGATGAGTCACCATACAAACTCGCATCAGTCTTTGTATATTTTAAATGACGCCTATAAGTATTCCTTATCATCAGAATCAGAAAAACTTAATCAACCTGCTCATATCTTGACACCACTGAGAAATCACCAGAAATCAATTCTATTTTCAATGGCTGAAAAGGAACAGATTTTAAACAAGGG